ATCAACATCTTCGCTATCGTCTACTTGCTGTTGCTCAGGTGCTTCTTTAGCCGAGAGTTCTGTCTGGATGTAGTTGTCAACCACTTGCCGTAGTTCGCCAACTTCGTTCCGCTGCTTGCCTGAAAACTTTTCAAGTTCTTGGTGCATCTGTATTAATTCTTCAACAGACTTACCCTGATACTTTTCCGGTACTTCAGGCTCTTGAGGTTGTTCCTCTAAAGGGGCCTCAACAGCTTCGATTGTTGGCTCTTCCGGTGTTGTGGTGTCCTCCTCATCTGGACGCTCATCAATAATTGTCGCTCTTGACATCACTTAACTTAGCCCCGCCTTATCAAAGGTTGTGGAGATATTTAAAGTTCACCCGCTTTTTGGCGAGTTTCCCTTCCTTTTCGTCCCGCTTCCTCATGTTCGCGTACCCACTTCATGTGTCTTCCAGGGAAATCCCCAGTAGATCCATCTAGCACGAACGGAGTCGCCGAAACGACCTTCGTAGCTACAGCGCCGCAACCGCACCTATGGGTTGTGGTTGTGCTGTCTACAAATTCTTCAAACAAATGACCGTTTTTGCACCTAAACTCAAAAACCCTAATCATCTGTTGCTACCAAATCGTCATAACTGTTGTTTATTGAATCTTCAAACTGCAACAGATATACCAATACTTCTAGCTGACCCTTCCTGAAAAACAGGTCTTCAGCGTCTTTTACCATCGCGACATTATTAATAGCCGCCGCGTTCGATGTCAACTCTTCGGTTAATTGCTTCCAGCCATCGCTTCTAAATAAATCAAAGTAATTGTTGTAATACTTTTCATCTTCACGATTCATCAAGCTTTCTTTTTCCTTCTTCTGCCAGATGCAGTAACTGGGTACTTAATAGCTTTTGGCCCTTTCTTCTTACGTTTTGCCGCATCTTTCTCAGCTTTGCTCATTTTTGCGGCTACAGCCTTTGGCCTACAGGCCGGGTATGGACGCTTAGACCCTTTGGCTTTTTTACGACCACACTTCTTGCCGGTCTTAATATCTACCCAATCTTCTTTAAACCATTTAGTTAGGCCACCCTTTGGCTTAGCCATAAGTCCCGCCGCGCTTCTTGTATTCCCGCACTAACCACGCATTAGCGTACGCACTGGGGTATACGTCAAACTTACGCTTGGCCGCAGCCTTTACTCTTGAGTAAAGAGCCTTGTTTTTTACGTTATCGGGTATAGAGCCTTTCTTTTTCTTTGCTTTAGTTTTTTTTCTTGCCACGTTTTCTAAGCCTCTTCAAATCAGCACCAGTAATTTTGTCCCTGGGAGGGGCAACCCTAGCCAGCTTCTTTTGCTTGGCAGAATACTTGGACTTAGGCATTAGTAACCTTTAACCATCATTTTCTTTTTGGCTTTCTTCTTTTTCTTTTTAGCTGGAGGTCTACCTACTTTTTTTCCGTACGTTCCTTTTCCTCTGGGCATCAGCTTTCTCCTTAGCTTTTTTAGATAAGTCCTTGTAATGAAATAATCTTACAGAGGTCTTACCGTGGGATTTGCCAGAGTGCAATGTTCCATCCGGCATTTTGTGAGTTCCCCCTGTATGAAGGGTTCCGTCACGTTTGTAATGCTTCATTCCTGCAGCCATATCACCAATTCCTACAAGACCAGTATCTTGCTGTCAGTTTACTAGGTGGTTTTGTATCACACTTGTGTCTGGCACGAAAAGATTTCCTTCGATCAGGCTGATTCTTTTTGATCTTCATTTTGGCATCACCAAACCTAATCAGTTTGGTTTTGTTCCCCTGCTTCGCTAACACCTTGAACTTCTTGGTTGGGTGGTTCGGGGTTCGTTTCGGTTTGTTGTATGCGCTTACGCCCGCGCGTGCCAGTTTTGGATCTTTTTTCGTAGCCATTAAGCCTTTCCTCTAAATGGTCTAGTTGTTGCTTCAATTCGTTTAGGCGGTCAGACTGCTCTTTAAAAGCATCATTTACTTGACCAAACAGGTTATTTAATTCTGTTTGCGTCATTAACATCAATTTTATTCCACTATATCTACGGCCTCACCAAGCACAAGAGTGCCAGCTTCCACCTGATCCATGATTTCTCGGTAATGGCGATTTCCGCCTGATATTGGCACTTGACATTCCACCTCATCAATAACAGCTATAAGGTACTGGTCTACACCTTCCAATTTTTTTATATATGCACTTGAAATATCCATTTATAGCTCCGCATCTAGCTCAAGAGTCGCTCTATACCAAATAGAGCCGGACGAAGCGGACGTGCCTTGAACCGTAATGCTATCAGTATTGATTGCAGCATAGCCTACTGATGAGATTGAATTTGGTTTCTGAGTAATCGTGACGGTGACTGTGGGGAGCGTTCTCATCTCTACTGGGAATGTTGCTTGGCTGTTAGCTCGTGCAGATTGACCACTTCCTGTAGCGTAACCTCCACCACCTGCTTGCAGTGCATCTACAAAATATCTTTTACAGTCTTGTATGGTTTCTCCAATCGACTTAAATTCAAAATCAGTAGCACTAGAGCCTTCCTCTATTTGTACTTGAGCAAACTCAAATGTACCACTTTGATTTCCTAAAGATGACGTTCTACTATCATAGTCCGAACCGCCGTCCATCCAAAAAGAAAACTGTATAAAGTCATTATTATCCGTTCCAAGTGTTTTGCCACTAATACTTGGAATTGTAAAAGTTTTTGTATATTTTGCCCAACTAGTGCTTAATGCAAACTTTTGCGGGGTTATAAGAACACTTGAACTCGGACTTCCACTTGTTCCAAAATTTTGGAAAGGCTCTATCGCTATATTTTTAACTGCATCTGCTTTTGCATAAAAACTTATAGTTACTGTTTGTCCAGAAAAAGATCTAACATCTTCTATTCTCTGATTTAAGGTGGCATTGCTATCAGATGTACTATCTGAAGTTACAACAAGTCTTACATAAAATTCAGGATTACCGGGTACATCTGTTTGTCCTAACGTAAATGATTGTTGAGAGCATACTGTTGTAGTGCCGCCACCATAGCCAGAACGCCATCTATCAGCAGCATAACCAGATGCAGAAAAACTTGTACCTCTTTGCCACACATCAAAATTGCCGTTAATAATTTTGTTGCGATTACCTTTTAATCCACCGCCAGAACTTTGAGCCACCCAATCAAGGTTACCGTAACCATCTGTTTTTAAAACTTGGTCTGCATCTCCGTCAGTATTTGGCAGCGTTAATGTATAAGAGGCATTTGCACTATGTGGCGGCCCCTTAATAACAATGCCGTGACTATTTTGTTCGCAATTTAACTTAAACTGCCCAGCCCCTTTTGTAGCGTTGCCTTTGAAAACAACAACACCTGAACCATTGGGGTCAAGATCAATATCAGCATTACTGGTAGTAACTATATCGTTACCATTTACATCGAGGTTTCCACCTAACTGCGGTGTTGTATCCTCTGACAAATTAGATAGATATGAGCCTAAATCACTGACCTGAGACTCAGTAATGGACAGTGCGGCCTGGTGAGTAGTTACATCACTTTGTGTAACTGTGTATGAGGTGATATAGCCCTTTGAGTTTATACGGTCATCAATTGCTGCGGCCGTCATTAACTGCGTATCTGAATCTACAAAACTCTCAGAAGATAAAAGAACTGATCCTGCCGCTATGTCGGAAAAGCTAACAGAAGTAAGAAAGTTAGATAAAACAGGCGGGGTATAGGTAAATACGCCGGTGCTGTTGTTATATGCTATACCGCCATCACCGCTGGCAGTTGCTTCAGAGCCTACCGACAAGTCTGTTAGGGCAATGCCGCTAACCTGGCTACCGCCTGTCAGAAGATTGCCGCCATTGGCCGTTAAGGTAACTTGATCTGCACCAGAGCCAATTTTCAAAGAACTAACAATAACCCCGTCACTATCTGAGGTAATTGTTGTAGACCCTAGAATAAGAGATGTGCCGCTAAGATAAAGATCCCGAAACTTCTTGCTGGATGAGCCTAGGTCATAAGCCTCATTGGTGTCGGGCAAAATACTTTCGCTAATAGCTGATAAATCAGCACCACCACCACCGCCGCCAC